ATCGCCGCTTGGCTTCACGCCCTGCAAGAGGCCAAGAAGGAGCTCGACAAGGCCCTGGGGGCGGGCGACCTCGACCGGGCCGCACGCCTCGAGGTGAGCCGTCGAGTCATCGCCGAACAGATCCTCGAGGCGGCCCGCGCCACCAACCAAGCCCTCACCCCGGGCGCGAGACTGGCGGCCGAGAACGCCGCCAGCAGCCAAGAGGAGCTCATCGCATCCCAGCTGCCCCACGGCATCGACATCGGCTTCCGCCGCCCCGATCCCGGGGCCCTCGAGGCGATCGTCGAGCGCACCACGCAACAGATCACGGTGCGCACCTACTACCTCTCCCAAGAGGCCGTCACTGCCATGACCCGAGCCCTGCGGCTCGGCATCTCCGGCGGCCTCAACCCTCGCGAAGCCGCCCGCCGCATGGTCGCCGACACCGAGGGCATCTTCAACGGCAACATCACCCGCGCCCTGGTCATCGCCCGAACTGAAATGCTCGACGCCCACCGCGCCGCAGCCCGGGCCGTCGACCTGGCCAACCGCGACATCCTGGCCGGCTGGCAGTGGTATGCGAAGCTCGACTCCCGCACCTGCCCGTCCTGCATCGCACAGCACGGCAGCCTCCACGACGTGGGCGAACCCGGCCCCCTCGACCACCACCAAGGCCGCTGCACCCGCCTACCAAAGACCAAGGCCTGGCGGGAACTCGGATTCGACATCAGCGAACCCTCGGGGCTCGAAGTCGAGCCCGGCCCGGACTGGTTCAACCGCCAACCCGAGGAGGTGCAGCGCGACATCCTCGGCCCGAAACGCTACGAAGCCTGGCGGGCCGGCGGATACCCGTTCAGCGAATGGTCGAAGCCGCGCACCTCCGACGGATGGCGCACCGCCTATCACACCGGCAAGGTCGGTCAACCGCCGGAAGGCGGCTGGCGCTGGCCCTCCCCGCCGCCCGACAGGCCGCTCACGCCGCTCGAGCGGGCACACTTCCAGCGCCGACAGGGCGCGCTGCCATTCGACTTCCACGGCGAAACCCTGACGCCGCGGGAAGTCGAGTTCGCCGAACGCATGAAGACCCGCGGTGAAGCCATTGAGTGGATCCCCAAGCCTGTCGCACGGGCGGGCGCACCCCGTCCTTCCAGCAACGACTTCACCTGGCGGGCGAAACCCCGAGAACTCAAGTCGACGACCGCTGCCTACGCCCCCATCAAGGGGCACATCAAACAGGCCGTACTGCGAGCACGCGCCCACGGCGTCACCAAAGAGCACTTCGTCATCGACCTGGGCGCCGGCAGCTTGCCGCCCAAGGTGCGTGCCCAGCTCGCCAAGTACAACCAGCGCGTCAAGGACGCGGCCATCAAGTCCCTGTGGGTGCTGTCAGAGAACGGCAGCACCCTGGAAGAAATCCGCCTGCTTTAGGGGAAGCGAAAGACGGAGCGCTCGGCCTCCGCGTTCTGACGGCCCGTTATTTCAGGGCTGGCGGGGGGTCACGCTCCGTCTATGCCCCAATCATACTCGAAAGGAAGCCTGCCATGAACGATGCCGACGGCAGCTCGGCAACCGACGCGGCCCAGCCGCCCGCATTCACCCCCATCCTGTCTCAGCAGGACCTTGACGCCATCACCACCCCCCTTCAGGCCGCCGCCACAGAAGCGCAGGCCCGGCTGACGGCAATGACCGGAGAGCGCGATGCCGCCCTGGACCGCGCCACAGTAGCCGACAAAGCCGCCTCGGAGCTGCGAGACCAGCTCGCAACCGCCATCAAGTCAGCGGCAATCCGCGACGCCGCACACGGAGCGGGCTGCATCGACATCGACACCGCCACCATGCTCGTCGCCGACAAGGTCACCGTGGGCGACGACGGCAAACCGGCCGGCGCGGCGGAGGCTCTGGCCGCCCTGAAAGCCGCCAAGCCGCACCTGTTCCGCCCCGCAGGGGCGGGTAGCCGCGACGCCAGCTCTCATGGCCCGGCATCCGGCAACGGCAGCGCAGACGACTGGCTGCGCAGCCTCCTGTAACCCCCCCACCCCGAAGGAGCATCATCATGCCAACGTTCGACTCCGTCGCGAAGCGCGAGAACGTCCCTGTCCCCGAGCAGGTCGCCAAGGATGTCATCAAGGATATGACCCGCGACTCCGTCATCCTCGCCAACGCCCGCCGCGTCCCCATGTCCACAAAGATCTACAAGCAGCCCGTGCTCGCGGAACTGCCGGACGCCTACTGGGTCAACGGCGACACCGGCCTCAAGCAGACCTCCGTTCCGAAGTGGAAGGATGCTGTTCTGACGGCCGAGGAGCTCGCGGTCCTCGTCCCCATCCCCGACGCCCTCATCGACGACTCCAGCATCCCTCTCTGGAGCGAGGTCAAGCCACTGCTCACCGAAGCGATCGGCCGCAAGCTCGACCTCGCCGCCCTGTGGGGCGACGACAAGCCCACGTCGTGGCCGACCGCCATCGTCCCCGCCGCCACCGCCGCATCCCAGACCGTCAACGCCACTGCGGACCTGACCGCCGACGTCGCCCAGCTCGGCAAGGTCCTCGCGAAGGCTGGATACGCCGCCACCGGCTTCCTGTGCGAGCCCGGCTTCAACTGGCAGCTGGTTTCGCTGCGCGGCCAGGACGGCCATCCCATCTACACGCCGTCCCTGGTCGAGAACCAGCCGGACCGCTTGTACGGACGCACCCTCACCGAGGTCCTCAACGGCGGCTGGAAAACCACCAGCCCGAAGGCCACCCACTTGATCGCCCTGGATTGGCAGAAGATCGCAGTCGGCGTCCGTCAGGACTTCACCTTCAGCCTGTTCGACCAGATGGTCATCTCCGACAGCGACGGCAAGGTGATCTTCAATGCGGCCCAGCAGGACGCGAAGGTCATGCGCCTCGTGTTCCGTGTCGGATTCCAGGTCGCCCAGCCCGCAACCCGCACCGGCTCCGCCACCGCCTACCCGGCTGCCGTGCTCGTCGAGGCCTGATCATGGCCGCCCGCGTCGCAATGAGTGATGGCGTTCACACCCTGGATTTCCCCGCCGAGCACGTGGAATACATGCACAGCCTCGGCTGGGGCATCCGGGCAGCTGAACCCGAAACCGGCCCAGAGCCGGGGTCCGACTCCAGCTCTGAGCCCGAACCCGAAACCGACCCAGAGCCGGGGCCCAAGCGGCGCAACCGCCAGCAGTAGACGAGACAGGGAGGCCACGCCATGGATCGCGCCACAGCAGAGCGGGCGCTCACCGCAGCCATCGGGCCACATGTGGCCTCCCTTCTCGCCCCGGATGACATCGCCCGCGCCCTCGACTCCTCCCGCATCCCCGACCTGCAAGGGCGCACCCCCGGGCAGCCCGGCTATATCGAAACCATCGACCCCTATTGGGCAGCCGCAGAGGCGGTCACCACTATCGCCATCCGCGCAGCCGGGGACCCGCAACTCACCCGGATCACATCCGAGGGTGCGAGCTTCGAGCGCACCCCGCCCGACCTGTTCCGCATGGCCGCCCTGCTGCGCGCCCGCTCACCCCTCGGCCAGCAACTCGCCCAAGCCCGGAGTGAGCTGGGCTGCATCGAGATCGGCCCTCCCGAACAGGATCGCTACATCCCCCGCAGCCACGCCGAGATCGGACGGTGGCAGGACGGACTTACGAACCGATGAGCATCATCCCCCTCACCCCCTCGGAGCTGGCCGAAGCAAGGCGCATGCAAGCCGAGATCATGACGTCCCGGGTGCGCATCAACCAGCCCGGCAAAACCGTCTACGACCCCCAGGCCGGCCAAGAGGTCCCGGCCGAGGGAGACATGGTCTACACCGGGCGTGGGCGCATCCAGCCTGCAAACGAAACAGCAATCCGCGTGGTCGCTGGCGGTGGTGAAATGGTGATACGCGACCGCTACGTCGCCGCGGTGCCGTGGGACGTGGCCGGAATCATGCCTGGACAGATCCTCACCATCACCCAGGCTCACGTCGCAGAGACTGTGGGGCAGCGCTACCAGATCACCTCCGTCGACCGCGGCGACGGCTTCGCCACCGCCCGACGATTCCACCTCGAATTCTTGGGCGAGCGGACCGAGAAGCCGACTCCGTGAACGATCTCGCGAAGCTCGCCTTCGACCTTGCCGCAGCCGGCGCGAAGGCGAAGCGTCTTGCCGATATGGCGGTGCGCAAAACCGGCCTGGACATCGTCAGGATCGCGCAGGCGCAGGCGCCCGTCGACACCGGGAACCTGCGCGCATCCATCGGCATGACCCAGACCGGCCCGGCCAGCGTCGAGGTCGGCCCCACCGCCCACTACGGCGCCTACGTCGAATACGGCACCTACAAGATGGCCGCCC